TAGCCATTCTTTCTATGGCCATGGCCCAAATATTTACCGTGGTCAGCTTGGTTTTAACTGGTAAATCCAGTACTCCACCCCCACCGCCCATGCCTATGAACCCTTGTTATGGGCCTCAGCCTATGCAAGGGGGATATGCTCCAATGTCCTTTACGCCCAACCTGAACAACCCTATGGGAGGTTTTAGCATAGACCCTGGTAGCGCATGGACGCCTCCTCCACCCCCGTCTGGGCCACCAATACTGGAGTCGGAAGAGGAACGTGAGAGAATGGCAAATGCTAGGCGTGAGGCACATAATGTTTAGTTTACTCAATCCTTGGGTAATTATTGGCGCGATTTGCGCTGTTTTAGGAGTATATTTCTATGGACATCATGCAGGCTATCAAGAACGTGTTGCAGAAGATCAAGCAGAAATTATCAGGCTTAATGACGAAGCTCGGGCAAAAGAAGCCGAACTGAACAAAAAACTTGCCAACGTCAACAGTGCATTAAGGAAGGCAAAAGATGATGTTAAAGCTAAACAGGTTAGTATTAACTCTAGGATTGACTCTGGCGAGTTGCGCCTCCCCTCCAGTTGTCCCGTACAAGCCGATTCAAATCCCGGCGCTACCGGAGGAAATACAACCAATGCAGGCCAATCTGACCGACAGGCTATTAAAAATATTGTCGCCATCGTCGCAGACGGAGACGCCGCCATCACCCAGCTCAACACCTGCATCAATACCTACAACCAAGTGAGACAAACTGTAAATGAGGGGGTTAAATGATCACAGCACAAAAGCTTCATGCCCTCCAGATCGGCCCAGAATGGGTGGAGCCACTAAATGCAACTATCCAAAAGTTCAGCATTTTTACCGTCAAAGAGCAAGCCGCATTTATCGGACAGTGCTCTCACGAGTGCAACCATTTCAAAACACTGGAAGAAAACCTCAATTATCGAGCCGAAACCTTACAAAAATTGTTCGGTCATAAATTCAAACCAGGAGAAATCGAGCTTTATGCCCACAATCCCGAAAAGATTGCCAACAGAATTTATGCCAATCGAGGCGGCAATCGAGATGAGGCGTCAGGCGACGGAAGCCGCTTCCACGGGCGCGGATGCATCCAGCTCACATTTCACGACAACTATTGGCATTGTGGCCAAGCATTGGGTCAAGATTTTGTGATGAATCCTCAGCTGGTGGCGACACCCATGTGGGCCGCCATGAGCGCTGGCTGGTTTTGGTCTACTCATGGGTGCAATGCGCTGGCTGAATCAGGCAATGAAGAAGGACTCTGCAAAAGGGTCAATGGAGGGTTGTTTGGTCTTGATGAGCGAATAGCATTGACTCGCAAAGCTCTTGCTGTTTTAGCATAGTCCATTTATAATCATGTCATCAGCAATTAGGAATAACCATGACTGCTTCATTTGCTCTGACGTATGATAATCTGACGTCCACAGTCCTTCAATACTTAGAGCGTAATGATGCAGCCACTATTGCTCAGATCCCTACTTTTATTACTCTGTGTGAATTTGAAATTGCACAGCAAATTAAAACATTAGGTCAGCAGCAAGTAGTTGAGTCAGTTATGCAAGCAGGAAATGCAGTGATTGCTAAGCCTGCCAGATGGCGAAAAACAGTTTCATTCAATTTAACTAATGGCACAACAATACAGCCGGTATATTTGAGAAAGTATGAGTATATTAGATCTTACGCATCAAGCTCAACATCTCAGGCAACACCGCTTTATTATGGCGATTATGACTATCAACATTGGATTGTGGCTCCTACGCCTGATCAAAACTATACGTTCGAAGTTTTATACTATGAACGTATACAGCCTTTGTCTTCTGATAACCAGACTAATTGGCTAACACAAAATGCACCAAATGCAATGCTGTACGGTACACTCTTACAAGCAATGCCATTCTTAAAGAATGATCAAAGACAAATATTCCAAGAAAAGTATAAAGAAGCAATGGATGCACTAAGAGCAGAGGATTTGCTTCGATTGGGTGATCGTCAATCTATTGCACAGGATTCTTAAACATGACAGCATACACCAATCCGTTTACTGGTCAAACCATACAACCATCTTCGGTTGGTTATGAAGCTCTTACAATCTCAGCTAATACATCATTGTCATGGTCTATTAATGGACTAGGTGGAAATGTACCAGTTGCAGCACAAATTATGAATGTGAGTGCAACAGGCAATGGGTTTTCATTGTTGATGCCACCGGCTTATCAAGTATCAAATGGTCAAGATGTGTTGATTAACAACATTGGGTCTTATCCATTTTCTGTAAAAGTTAATGACGGTACAACCACAATTTGCAATATTGCAGCAGGTGCTGTTGAGTACATTTATCTAACTGATAATACAACCAATAATGGAACATGGAATGCGTTTACATTTGGTACAGGCACATCAGCAGCTAATGCAGGCACATTGGCTGGTTATGGATTAAATGCTCTTGCAAACACATTAAATCAGTCATACTCAGTCATTAACTATTATACAAATTCATATTTAACTGCTGCTAATCAAGCATCATTTGCAATTTGGTCAGGAGGGGTTGGCACACTTACATTACCTTCATCATCAACAGTAGGCGCAAATTGGTTTGTTAACATTGGTAACTATGGTACAGGTATTCTTACTCTTTCTCCAGTCGGTACTGATACAATCAATGGTAATAGTAATCAACAATTACAATTGACTGAGTCATTGGTACTTGTTTCAACAGGTAGTGGATGGAACACATTTGGCTATGGTAGGTCTAATCAGTTTGCGTATACCCAATTGGCTTTGTCTGTTACTGGAGGAACAACCACATTAACATCTGTACAAGCTGCAAACACAATTCAAGAGTATTTAGGCGCTCTTACATCTAATCAGATTATTATTGTGCCTTCAACTGTTCAGTTATACTCAGTGCTCAATAACACTACAGGCGCATACACGCTTACAGTTAAAACAGCTGTTTCAGGTGGTGCCACGGTTTCTGTACCACAAGGTGGTACATTGATTCTTGTGTGCGATGGGACAAATGTATATAATGCGGCTTCTGGAACAGCTAGCAGTTTTACAACAATTACATTAGGTAATGGTTCATTAGCAATACCATCTCTTAAGTTTACAGGTGATGCTAATACAGGTATTTATTTACCATCAACAAACACATTAGGTGTTGTAGTAAACAATACTCTTATTGGCTCATTTACAACAACAGGTCTTTCTATTGTTGGTGCAATATCTGCTTCAGGCCCTGTTTCTGGGACTACAGGGACATTCACAAGTGGTGTGTCAGGAGGTACATTCTAATGACAGCCAAAGTTATATCATTAGCAATACAACCTGGAATTCAACGTGACGGTACGTTGCTTGATTCACCTCGGTATGTTGATGGTGTATGGACTAGATTTCAGCGTGGCAGACCAAGAAAGATGGGTGGCTATAATGCCATGTTCTTGAATTCATTAGAAGTCTCACGTGGCATGATTATGCAGTCACAGTCAGGCATTAACTATGTGTACTCAGGATCACAAAGTTATGTTTCTGCTTGGCAAACTGATGATGACGATGCGACTGGTTCAGGACCTACTAACATTACATTAAGTAATTTTACAGCTAATGCTAATAATCTATGGCAATGGGATGTGTCATATGATTCATATGGTAGCGGGGCTCTTACTGTTATCGGTCACCCTGGTCAAAACTTATCAGCTATTGATAGCTTAGTAAACACACCTGTACTTATTGGCAATTTTCCTTATGGGTCAATGTCACAAGTGGGTGTGTTTACTGCAGTCGGCAATTTATCAGGCACAACTATTACAATTTCAAGCAATAACTATTTAATTGGTGTAGGTCAGACAGTATCAGGTACCGGTATTACTGCAGGAACGACCGTGACTGCTGTTGTGGTTGCTTCAGGTACAACTACAGTGACTGTATCTGTGTCAATGTCAACCAGTTCTGGTGTGACAGTCACATTCAATAACAACATTTCAGTATCCGGTGGATGCTGCATGATTTACCCATATATGTTTGTATATGGTAACAATGGGCTAATACAGAATTCATCCGCAGGAAACTTTAATAATTGGGTTGCTGCTGATGCCAATGCTGCTAACCCGACAGCCACAAAAGTTGTTAAGGGTATGCCAGTTCGTGGCGGTACAACATCTCCTTCAGGGTTATTTTGGTCACTTGATTCATTGATTCGTGTGTCCTATGCGCCTCAGTCTGTAGGAACATCCACAATCTATTGGCGTTATGACATTATTAGCAGCCAGTCTTCTATTTTGTCAGCACAGTCAGTCATTGAATATGATGGTATCTATTATTGGTGTGGTGTTGATAGATTCTTGGCATACAATGGTGTGGTTCAAGAGGTTCCTAATCAAACCAATCTGAACTGGTTCTATGACAACTTAAACTACTACCAAAGACAAAAAGTATGGGCTACTAAAGTTCCTCGCTGGGGTGAGATCTGGTGGTTCTACCCAAGAGGCGATGCTACAGAGTGCACAGATGCTATTGTCTATAATGTCCGTGAACAGGTCTGGTATGATGCTGGACAAGCTCTAGGGGCTAGAC